GTCGCGGTCAACCGGCCCGCGCAGACCTCGCAGCACATCGTTGTGCACCAGGACCTGGAAGACCTGTGCGAGCGGCTCGACGAACTCGACCAGCGGTGAGCCCGGCCCGCGACGACGACGTCGCCGCCCAGCTCGCCGCCATCCGCGCCGGCATCGAGTCTTTGACCCGGGCGCTGGTGCGCCTGGTGGACGCGCTGGACCGGCGCCAGGCCGCACCGGGCACCGTGACGCCGCTGCGGCCGGGCAACGGGGAGGGTGAGTAGCCGTGGGCGCGCACAGTTCCCCCCTGGACCGGCTGACCGTCTCCCAGTGGATGCGCTACCGGAGGCTGTACCGGTCGCTGGTCGTCGACGCCGGACGGCACCGTGAACCGCTGGACCGGCGGCGGCGGGCGGTGATGAAGTCGATGGCCAGGACTGCGGCCCGCGAGGTCGGCTGACCCTGTACGCAGAAAGCGCCCTCGCCGGTAGGAATCGGCGGGGGCGCTTCGGCTTGGGTGCGCCTGCCAGTACAGTGAGTCCTGGCTGCCGCCGCGAGGCGGCTTCCCAGGGCCAGCGCTTCGGGCAACGAGCAGGCGAGCACGCCGTAAGCCTTAGACCGCCATCAGCCAACCTGGGCCGGCGAGCAGCTGTCTTCCACCCTCATGCACCGCGCCCAGTGCGCGGCCGTCCTCAACCGCCTCGGAGGCGATCCATGGCCACAACCAGCGAGACGACCTACACCCACACGTGCGACCTGTGCGGTAAGCAGAAGGATCAGGACGAACTCACGCAGCTGTACGGGAAGCCGGACCAGAGCCGTGGCCCGGTAACGATCCATCCGAAGATCGACATCTGCGCGGACTGCGGGACGCGGCCCGTCGCCGACGTGATCGCGTGGTTCAAGGCGAAGGTCGCGGCGGCCAGCCGCTGACTGGTCCGGCAGCAGCGCCCGGTCAGCCCATCGCGGGCGGCCGGGCGCTTCGCTGTTCAGGGCCGCGGCGGTTCGCCGTCCCCGGCGGCCAGCGACCCGTACAGGACCCGCTGCGCCTGAACCAGCTCGAGGGTCTTCGCCCAGGCCTGCTCTCTCCCGATGCCCTGGCTCGCGGCGTGCAGCTGCGCGATCGCCTCGGTGAACATCCCCACCAGCATGTAGGCGAAGTCGGCGGCGTCTTCCGCCGGCGGGTCCGACCGCAGCCTGTCGGCCTGGACGTCGTCAACGAACGCCCACAGCGCCGCGCTGAACGCCGGGGACTCCACCTTGTCCGCCCGCCGCTTCTGCTCCGCCCGGCCCGGCATCAGTGGGTCTGTCCCCACGCGACCTGCACGCTGTTCTTGCCGCCGCCGCCGCGGACCCGCGTCTGGCGCTTGATCCAGTTCGCCAGTTCCTGGTCGCCGTTGATATCGATCTCGACGATGACCTTCGGTGCGCCGCCCGCGGCCGCGCCCGCGGGAATCCGGGACGACCCCGCGCCGATCCCGGCCGCCAGCGCCAGCCGCCGCGATGCGGCATCCACCTGCGAGACCGATCCGAGCATCCCGGACGCCACGTCCTGGCCGATGTGCATGCCCCGGATCCGCGGCGCACCCCCACCGGACAGCGGGCCTTCCTTCGCCGGGGACAGGCCGATGAACCCGGCGATCTTGGAGGCGACGCCGCTCATGGTCGAGCCGAGCGACCCGATCTTGCTGGTGATGCCGGAGATCAGCGAGTCGATCGCGTGCTCGCCCGCACGGAGCATCATGCCGCCGAGGTCGGCCAGGCCGGCCATGATCCTGCCGGGGATGCCGCGCACGAACGACAGCAGCCTGCCCGTCGCCGACTCCACGGCGTGCACGCCGTCCATGAACCAGCCCAGGAACAGGCTGCCGAGCTTCCCGAACCAGCCCAGCACCGTCTTCACCGCGTCGACCTGGATCATGACGTAGTCGACGAACCAGCCCCACACATCCCGCGCAACGTTCTTCACGGCCTGCAGGGCATCGCTGACGTAGCGCTCGATCAGCTTGAAATGGGTCGCGACGAAGATCACGAACTCGGCGAGAGGCGCCATCGGCCCGAGGAAGATCGGGATGAGCTGCAGCCAGTGATGCTTGACGAAGTCGACCCCGTCGGAAAACCAGTTCTTCAGATCCCGCCACAGATCCTTGAAGAAGTCCCGGACCGGCGTGACGTGCTTGATCAGCTCGTAGATCCCCGCGCCCAGCGCGGCGACCGCGACGATGATCAGGCCGATCGGGTTGGCGTCCATCGCCACGTCGAGCTCACCCTGCGCCGCGGTCTCACCCTCGGTCGCGACCGTGGCCTCAGCCTGCGCGGCCTTCATCAGCCCCAGCTTCTGCAGGACCGTCGACAGCTTGCCGCCCATCGACCCCCACGACCCGGTTGCTTTCGACGCAGCGGCGTCGGCGTCGGAAAACCCCTTGCCCAGGTTCGACGCGGCCGACGCGACGTTCTTGATGTCGGCGATGCCGCTGTCGACGCCCTTGATCGCGCTCTTCAGCTTCCCGGCGGCGCCGGTGGTCAGCTTCAGGTACAGCAGCACGTTCGTGAGTCCCGGCACCTTCGACAGCTTCAGCAGGATCGACAGGACCGGGTTCAGTGCCTGCAGCAGCATCTTCGAGTTGCCGAACGTGGACAGCCCGGTCATGTTCGACGCGACGTTCTTGATCAGCTCGGCGATCTTCTTCAGCGCGCTGACCGCCATCGGGGTTTCCGACTTGAACATGGCCATCAGCGACTGGAACCCCGAGTGCCCGGACAGCGTCGAGCCCCACTTGGCGAACTTGGCCGTGATCGAGTCGAGCCCGGAGCCCATCTCCTGGGCGACCGGCATGAACGCCCGCAGGATCCCGCCGATGCCGACCACGACATGCCCGATCGCCACCGCCAGCTTGGTGATCATCGGCCCCGCGTTGCGCTGCAGCATCGAAATGAACGAACTGAACCCCTGGCTGTTCAGGCCCTTGCTGACCATGGCCACGACGCCGCGCAGCGCGGACTCGACCGGGGCGAGGAACCCGCGCATCAGCGACAGCACCCGCGGCACCATCCCCAGCGCAGGGACGAGCACCGACGCGACACCGCCCGCCGCGGACTGCACGAAGCTGTGCCACCCGGCTTCCGCGTTCGCGGCGCCGATGACCAGCTGCCGGTCCGGCACCGACAGGCCCTTCAGCGTCTTGCTGAACGCCCTGGCGTCCGCGTCCTGCTGCTTCAGCGTCCTGGCGGTCGCCATCTTCTCCTCAGCCGCCGTCGCGGCCGAGATCTGCTTGGACACCCCCGACCACACCGACTTGGCCACCAGGCCGAACACGCCAGCACCAGCCCCGGCCGCCACCAGCCCGGCGGACAGGCCGCCGACCGCGACGGTCAGGCCGGCTACGAGCGGCTCACCGACGCCGGTCGCCACGTTCATTACGGCCATGACCTTGCTGAACGTGGACATCTCGCCGACGCCGCGCGGAATGCCGACGGTCAGCTCGTTGACCGCGGCGCCGAACGCGCCGAACCGTCCCTTGCTGTCCTCCGCGTCCCTGGCGGTGTCGCGCATCTCCCGGCGCAGCACCGCCAGCTTCGCCGACGCGGCGCCCGCGTTGATGCGGACCTTCAGCTCCGGGTGCAGCCGGCCCAGCTCGTTCGCCTTGGCGGTGATCTTGTCAAGCTTGGCTTCGGTGTCGCCGTCGGAGCCGGTGATCTTCAGCATCACCGACTTGACCAGGTTGCCCGGCATTACTCAGCCCTCCTGTACCTGGAGGACCCCGGCCGGAAAGGCGGTAACCGGCCGGGGTCCTCCGCGTCCCCCTGCAGGGGCGGGGACGATCTAGGCGCCGAGTGCGAACCCGGCCGGGGTCGTGCGGGTGATCTCGCCGCCCGGCCAGCCGGTACCGCTGGGCACATGCCGCGAGACGTGATGGCAGATCGCCGCCGACTCCCGCACGCTCATGCCGAGCGCCCGGCACTCCGAGCACGAGGCCAGCGGCCCGGAGCCTTGCGCACGGGCCAGCTCGCCCGTGTGAAACCGCCTCATGTACCCGCGGAACCAGGCGCTGTTCTCGGCCGCCCGCTGCGCCAGGCGCTCGTTCTCGCCCTGCTCCATCCGCTGCGCACGCTCGGCCTGCCAGTCGTCCCCGGCCGTCATCTGGGCGGCCATCCTGCTCGCCGACGCCACCGCGCCGCCAGCCTCAGCCGAGGTCCGCTGCAGCGCATCCAGCTGCGCCCGCAGCCGCTCCACCTTCGCCGGGTCACCCGAGTCGGCGGGCTGCATCGACTGCACGCCCCACGCGTCGATCCGGCCCGCGTGGAACAGGTCCATCAGCCGCCGCGACGCCGCCTCAGCCCGCTCGATCTTCCGCTGCTCCTCGTCGATCTGCAGCGACAGCTCCTGCGCCCGCGACGCCGTGTCCAGGATCTGCCCCGGCCGGTAGCCCGCGGTCATCAGCCGCAGAGCGTTGTCCTCGGCCGCATCCTCGAACGACACGACCTGAGCCTCCGGGCCGCCGCCGCCGCGGGTCAGCACGCTCTCGTGCAGCGAGGCATCGGCCCGGTGGCTGGCGATGAACTGCGCGAACCCGCCGTTCACCTGAACTGCCCTCCGCGGCCCTTGGCCTCGCCGGCCGGGTGCCGCTCGACGGGAATGGTCTCGCGTGCCGGTGCGTGGCCGAAACCGTTCGCCACCCGCGGATCCGGCTGCGGGGCCCATCGCGCACCCGCGCCGAACGAGTGAACCTCCGGCCCGTACTCGTTCCAGCTGTTGGCCACGATGCCGGGCGTCAGGCCGGTCAGCACAGCCGGCGTGTCCGGGAAGCCGTTCAGCCGCGGATCGCCAGCCGGCAACTGGCTGGGACCGACCGGGGTGCTGCGTCCCCGGCCGCCGTCGTCGTAAAGGTCGCTCATGATCTTCTCCTCAGCTCGTGCACCGGGAGCCCCTGCGAGGAGCTGAGGCACCCGCAGGGCCCCGGCACCGGTATCACCACGGCGATTGTCCCACGCGAGAGCTAACAGCCGTTAGATCACACACGCGACAGCCGTTACCGGATCAGATCGCCCACGCGCCCGGTTCGATGCCGCCCGCAGCCTCCGGGTCACCCAGCGCCCACACCGCCAGCTCAGCCGCCAGCAGCGGCGCCATGTCGGTGTCCGCGTACCGCTGCACCGCCTCCCCGCCGGCCAGCCGCCGCGCCTCGGCCGCGCGCCCCGCCTCGTCGAGCGCGGTGTCGCCGGTCAGCCGCAGCCGACCGGCGTTCAGCATGTCGATGAACGTGCCGTGCGCCGTCGCCACGTCCGCGGCCGACGCCAGCTTCAGCGGCATCGACTCCTCCGTCAGCGGGGCAACCAGCGTCGAGGACGGCGACGACGGGTCGAGGCCAAACCACTCCAGGCCGAGCCGCTCCCACATCGAAATCAGCTGCGCCGTCACCAGCGTGCCGGCCAGCGCCGGCTGCAGGTCGACCACCGCCAGGCGGCCATCCGCACCGGCCAGTGCCACCCACGTTTTGCGGCGGTCCGCAGCGACCTCAACCCCGGCCGTCACCCACACCTGCTCATCTGCCACGTGCACGCTCCCAAGCTCCTCGATCGAATATCTTCCAGCCCGCGTCGTCAGCGGATTTCCAGCTGTTCAAGTAGGCGCGGCGGAACTCCTCGACACCCATCGCCGTCAGGTCCGCCTGAACCGTGTCCACGTCGATCGTGTGGCCGAGCGCGGGCATCACCCGGCGCCAGGCCTGCTGGTCGGCCGCGTTCACCTCCGGACCCGCGGACCAGTCGAAACACGCGGTGCCGGAGTCCACGCCCATCTCCGCCGCCGAGATCCCGGCGTCCAGCTTCCCCCGCCACCAGGTGGACCTGGCCGTGCCCGCCGTCGACACCGCCCACAGCTGCGCATCCGGCCGGGTCGCCATCGTCGGCCTGACCGCCTGCTCAACCCGCGCATCGGTGTGCACCCACGCCTCGTCGACGATCACCAGGTCCGTCGTCTCGCCGTGCCCGGCCGACTCAGTCGCCGACAGCAGCTGCAGCAGGCTCCCGTTCGAATGCTCGATCGTCTCGGACCCGAAGCCGCGGAACAGCTTCAGCTCCGGGCCCAGCGGCGACGCGGCCAGCCGCGGCCACCAGCCGCTCAGCATCTTCTGCCGGGCCGAAACCCTGCTCTGCGCCCCGTACAGCACCAGCGACCCCGGCCGCTCCGCCAGCTGCCACGCGATCCGCGCCAGCACCAGCGTGGACTTGCCAGACTGGCGCGGCACCGACACCAGCACATCCCGGTAGGCGGCCCTCCCGGCGGCCCGCTCCATCGCCACCCGCAGCACCAGCCGCTGCCACGGCATCAGGTCCACCCCGATCTGCCGCGCGGTCGCCGTCACCGCCGGGCCGAGGGTCCGCCGCCGGGTCCTCGGCGTCGACCACCGCGGCGGGCACCCGCCTGCCCGGCTGCGGACGGTAGCGATGGTCACCACCCCCAAGTAGAAATGCCCGTTTTACCCAAATTCGTGATTCGTGTGTGTGTACGAAAACATTGCGGAGTGCCGCGCTCACGCTCTGCCACCATCTGCGATCCCGCCCCGGGTCAGGCGCTTCCGGGGCGCCGGACTGAGCGCGGCCGGGTGACGGGTGGCCGGTTGCCGGCGGCGTCGGGGTGCGGCACGTGCACGACGCCGCTGTGGGTGAGCGCAGGTACTGTCGGCGGATGCGCGCTGGCTGGCTGCGCCAGTCCAGCCTGAGTCGCCAGCGGTGCGGGCGCCGCCTGGTACGGCACGGGCGGCGCGGCTGTCGTGGCCGTGGCCAGGATGTAGCAGTCGGGGCAGCCGGCCGGGTCGTGCACGGTCGACCACACGGGCGACTGCTCGCGAGCGCGGTCACACTCCTGGCACGCGCCTGGCTGGTGTGCTGGGTAGAGACTGACGGCGGTCATGCTGTCCTCCTTCACCACCTGCGGGTGGCTGGCTGGGCTGTGCGGCGCAGGCCGCGGATCCGGTTGCCGAGGCTGGCGCCTGCCGACCGGTTGCATCGCCGGTGCTCGAGGCGTGCTCCGTCGGCGAAGCTGCCGCCGAGCGCCAGGGCGATGACGTGGCCGACGTCGAGGTTGCGCGGGTCGTACATGCCGCGTCCGCACCGCGGGCACGGATCACCTGGCGTCCAGGTGCGCATCA